CAGCTGCAACTGCTGAAACTAGACCTTCTTCAGCGTAAAAGTTAGTTTTAGACTTCTTTACAGCATTAGTGATTCTACTATCTATAACTCTTTCTCTTTCATCTTTTTGAGTTTGCTCTAGATCATAAATAAACTTTTTCTGTGCTGTGTCTAGTTGTTTATTGTATACTGGTAAAACTTTTTCAAATAATCTGCGTTCTAAACGAGGGTCAGTAGGATCACCACCTGACGCTAACCAGTTATAGATTACAGTTCGATAAACACTATTTAAAGTTC